ACAGGAAAGTATACGTTCCGTTGTCTCGGTGGTGCTATAAAGCATCCAAACTATGATCCTGTTATGGTTAATCCAGATTTTATCATCAAACCGGTTGATGGATTTGGAAACCATGACATTATTCGCAGTCTTCTAATCAACGAACGCCCGGATGCGGTTCTTCTTTTCACTGACCCTCGCCAGTTTATGTGGCTCTGGGAAATCGAAGATGAGATTCATCAAATCTGTCCAATCTCCTACTGGCACGTATGGGATAATGATCCATATCCGGCATTCAATGATGTTTGGTATCGTTCAACCGACCTTATTAACTGTCTTTCATACAAGACTTTTGAGCTTGTCAAACCACACTTTCCAGAACGCACAAGATATATTCCTCACGCTTTTCCAAAGCAAGTGTATTTTCCTCTTCCCGAACAAGTTGTGGCAGATCTTCGTAAGAAGAACTTTGGCGACCGAGCGGATTGGTTTGTTGGTACGTGGGTTAACCGTAATGCTACCCGTAAAATGCCAAACGATGTTCTTAATGCCTTCAAGGTTTTTCTTGATCGTCTACAAGCTGAAGAAGGTCATCGTAAGGCAATGCTTATCATGCATACCGATCCACAAGACACAGAAGGCCCAAACCTTCTCGCCGTATCAGAGATGCTTGGGATTGCCAATAACGTGATGTTTTCAACTCAAAAGGTTGATTTCAATGACATGAATGCCCTTTATAACATCACAGATTTTACTATCAACGTTTCTAAGGCAGAAGGTTTTGGCCTTGCCACTCTATCAACTATGATGGTTGGCAAGCCTATTATTGCGATTAAAACAGGCGGCTTGACAAGACAAGTGATCGATCACCGTGATGGTACAGAAAACGGTATTGCTATCGAACCAGCGGCAAGAACAATGGTTGGCTCACAAATGGTTCCTTTCATTTACGATGATCATGTAAACTACCTTGATGTTGCTGAAGCTTATTACAAGCTTTATAAGATGAGCCCAGAAGAACGCAAGGCTCTTGGTGAAAAAGCCCAATCATATTGTGATTTTGAGTTCGATTATGGTAACGTAATCAAGGCTTGGGATGAAAGTCTTGAAGAAACAATAACACAATGGAAGACAAGCAAACCAAAACAATGGACTTGTGAACAACTTCGCCCATTTGGCAAATGATAGGAAGGTAATAAGACAATGAAATCAGTATTACTCAGAGCTCCACTTCTTTGCCACGCTGGTTACGGTGTTCATGCTCGTCAGATTGCCAAATGGCTTTTTCGTGTTGCAACAGAAACACATAATCTAGACATTACCACAGAACCTCTTCCATGGGGTAAAACACATTTGATTATTGACACAGAAGCCGAAGATGGTCTTATTGGCCAAATCATTCAAGCTTCTAACAATAAAAAGAACTTTTATGATGTAACCATTCAACTCCAACTACCGAATGAATGGAATCCTTTTCTTGGTAACTTCAACATTGGGGTAACTGCTGGTGTTGAAACCGACAAGTGCAACCCAGCTTGGGTTGAATGCGTAAATCGTATGGATATGGTAGTGGTGCCAAGCGAGTTCACCAAACAAACGTTTCTTAACTCTGGAGATGTGAAGGTGCCTCTCGTTGTTATTCCAGAAGCCTTTCCAGAAGCTTTTGCAAGTGAACCAGCTAAGTTGGATCTTGGATTAAAAACCAAGTTTAACTTTCTTGTTGTTGGTCAACTAACAGGCAACAATACAGAAAATGATCGTAAAAACCTTCCATATACTATGAAATGGTTTGCCGATACATTTGCTGGTTGCCCTGATGTTGGTGTTGTGATTAAAACAAACAGTGGCGCATTAACACACCTTGATAAGCGCAATGTAACAGGAATCTTTTCCAAGCTTGTTGGAGAGATTTCGAAACCAAATGGCCCAACCTTTTATTTGATGCATGGGCATATGACAGATGAAGAAATGCATGGCCTTTATACACACCCAGACATTAAAGCTCTTGCAACATTTACACATGGCGAAGGTTATGGTTTACCTATCCTAGAAGCTGCTGCCTGCGGGTTGCCGGTTATTGCAACAAACTGGAGCGGGCATCTAGAGTTTCTTAAACATGGTAGATTTATTAGCATCGAGCACACTTTGGCAAACGTTCCAGCGAGCAGGGTTGATAATCAGATTTTTATGCCCGATGCAAAATGGGCAATGCCTTTGGAAGCAGATGTTAAGCATCGATTAAAGAAGTTTTATGGTGGAGCTAGTATTCCAAAACAGTGGGCAACAGAACTTGCAACAAAAGTAAAAGATCTATATTCGTTTGAAGCTGTAGCACGTATTTATTCATCATTGTTTGACGAACATCTGAAAGCAGCGCAATGATTGGATATTTGTTATCGATATTGCTGTTAGCGGTTCTTTGTGTTGTAACGTTTTATGCGGTTCGATGGGCAAAAATCATTTTTATCCTTGAGGACGATTTAGCTGAAGCAATCGAAGTACATGAGCGTACAGCTAAAGCTTTGGAAGCTATCATAAAAACACCAATGTTTTTTGATAACCCTCAAGTAAAAGCCGCTGTTGATGAAGCAATGGAAAATGTAAAGATTTGTCAAACAGCAACACATAAGTTGATTCAAAACTTTACACAACGCAGCAAGCAACGCTATGTACGGCTTGTAGATCAAGACGAGGACGAATGATTCCTAAAGGTAAGAAACTCATCAAACGCAAACCGAAAGGCGGCGCTGCTCCACAAGAGTTTTATTTCAACGCTAATACTCAGCAAGCTATTATTGATTACAAAGCTGAAACAAGCGCCTCTAAACGTAACGATATTTACGTCAAAGAGATTCTGCCAGCTTTCAGCAAGCTGGTAGAAAATCTTATCAACGTATATGGCTTTCAGATTCAATATGAAAGCAAAGCTGATTTGCAAAACGAATGCATTGAGTTTCTTTATGGTGTGATTACCAAGTTTGATGCTTCAAAAGGAACCAAGGCGTTTTCTTACTTTAACGTTGTTGCAAAACATTGGTTGATTATCAAAAGCAAACAAAGTGTTCGCAACATTCATGTGTTTACGTCCATAGATGATACCGAAGCTTTGTCTCAACATGATTTAGAAACAATAGAAAATCACAGTATTTCACCTTCTCCAGAAGAAACAATGATTGGCTATACCAACAAGCAAAAGATTCAAGCAATATTGGAATCTATTGCTGCCAAAGCTATAACCGAAAACGAAGTTGAATGCCTCAAGGGAATCAACTTGTTGTTCAGTAGCATCAATGAACTTGATTTCCTAAACAAACGTGCGGTTATGCTTTATTTGAGAGAAATAACTAGTCTTTCACCTAAACAACTAAGTGTTGTGCTTTCTCTTATGAAGAAACATTACAAGGTTTCCAAGCAGGAATATGAGCAAGCAGAATGAGTACGCAATCTTTTGAAGAAGAAATAGTCCAGATGGATAACAATCCATCTGGACAACAGCTTATCAAAAAAGCCGATCAAGATCTTGCCACTTTTGTTGAGTTACTTGATTCGATTACTTCAATCGATGAACGTTTAAAACTTCTTTGGAAACAAATCTATGAAAATGCATTAATCGATAGACGTAATGCTTATATGATTTGGACCGACTTATATCTAACTGTTCACGGCAATCCAGAACAACATGTTATTCATGGCGATCATTTGTCAAAGTACATGGAACGTATGGAAAAAGCCAACACACAGTTATTGAAGTTAGCTGAGTTGGTGTACAAGGCCAAAGACAAACAAGAAGCAGAAGAAATCCCAGACAGTAGAGCGATATTTGACAGAATAAAGCGTAACAGTAGAGGATAGTCATGGCTAATGAAAACGTTAACGTTGGAAGAATATTAGCTGGGGCCACCGAACCAAGCTTAGATCCAACAAAACTCATTTTGAACAGCCAAATGGCTGGTTCACCACCAACTTTTCAACGTGCAACAGTTGAAGAAGTAATATATAATCCAAAAGAACTAACAACCGCAGATCGTGATCGATTAAAACGTTTGGTAGTTAACTCGGAAGAAATTGATCAAGCACCTGCAAACAGTGTTATTGCAACGGTTATCTCTGAAGGAGTAAGTGATGCAACACCAACCAAAGTGCTGCTCGCTCCTTTCTTTCAAAGTCATTTCATGCTTCCAGTTCAAGTTGGTGAGCAAGTTACGGTTGTTTTTGAAGACTTCCAAAAATACGGTTTCAAAGGTGGCAAATGGATCACAAGAGCGCCCGAAGGTTTGCCTGTCGAAGATCCAAACTTCACTCACAACGATAGAAGATTTACTCAAGAATATTTTTCTGGGCAACGTATAAGTCAGTCATTAAACCGAAACGGTTATACTCCGGGCTTTCCTAATGGTGGCGATACTACGAACACCAGAACAATGCCACAAAACGACAGTACAAATCCATACGATACGTTATATCAACAATCTCGTTCTGGAAGTCTTCAACATGCATACGAAGTAGTTCCTCGCTGGACCAAGCGGCCACAAGAGTTTGTTATTCAAGGTATGAACAACTCTCTTATCATGCTTGGTAGAGATCGGGTGGGTTATGTTACAAGTTCGGCAGTAGAACAAAAAAACTATGCGGGTACAATCGATCTTGTAACAGGTCGAAGTCGTTATCTATTAACTCCAGAAGATAGAGCTGCATCTGAACATAAGAAAACAAGTCCGTTTGTTATTGTTAACTCAAGAAGCCTTAACGAAGTCGATAAAGCTCCACGATTAAATGGTAAGGTAGAGCAAATAAGAGAGGGTGATCCTGATTTTGTTCATGATGCTGCACGCATATACATGAGCATGAAAACTTTGGGTGACGCTAACTTTAAAACAGCAAAAACAACTCAAGGTGCCGTAAACAATGCGTTGCAACCAGAAGGTATAAACTACTCTCCAAATGGCTTATATCCCATTCAGTTCGCTTCCTCAAGTGAAAACGTTGGTGCTTCATACGTTGTTACCAAAGCCGATCATATCAGATTGATAGCAAGAAGATCTGTACCATCAGAGGATAGCTTAGATCCGGTAATCTCTGGTTCTGTATTGATTGTTAAAGAAGGTAAAAATCGTACTCCCGAAGATTTAAATGCTGGATCTGCTGGAGCAGATCATTTAGCTTATCTTTATATGAGTCCAGAAGGCAGAGTCCAGCTTGACGGAATGCAAATATTCCTTGGTGGTGCAGCAATCAATACAAATCCTGCACCAACCAATCCACAAGCTCCATCTCCCGATACTCCACGAAATCAAAATGGTGCTACACAAGAGTTAGCCGTTGGTGATCAAAACGTTTTTGCTGGCGCAGAACCATACATTAAATGGAGCGAGTTTAAAAAGGTTGTTGAAGGTTTGCAACGTCAAATCGATGCATTGCAATCAGCATATTCTGGTTTGGTTGACGATCTTGGTATTGCAAGAGTTAACGTTTGCACTCATGGCGGTCCCAACAGTGCTTGGGTACCCTTGTATACTGCTAGCGATGCAAAACGTACCACTTTGACAAGTAGAATAACAGACGCAAGAACCAAAACAAACCAAGCTGTGTACAAATCGAGGTCAGCTAAAATATTCGGTCAATGATTAATAAAACCTGATGTTCCTCCTATATACTAATAGGCGAGGTAACGTTTTATGGAATACAAATACGAGGGTCATTCATTCAAATCTGGTATATACAAAATAATCAACAAGCTTAACGGAAGAATATATGTTGGATCTGCCAAACGTTTTATAGAACGCTGGCAATCTCACACATCTTCTCTTCGTAATCAAAAACATAACAACAGGTTTCTTCAAGCAGATTTTAACAAATGCGGGGAAGAAGTTTTTGTGTTTGAGGTATTAGAAGTTACAGAAGGCAAAACAAAAGAAGAGCGTTTGTTTTTGGAAGAGCAATATATTCAAAAATATTATGATAGCGGAACAAATTGCTATAATCTTTGCGATAGGGCTATTAGCAGAGATGGTTGTAAGGATAAAGACCCAGAAAAAACAAAACAAAGAAGGAGAGAAGCTGGGTTGCGTAACATGGAAAATCCTGAATTTCGCCGCAAATCGATTGAGTCATTGAGAAAAAGTTTAATAGAAAATGGAGCGCCGAATGCAGGTAAGAGATGTTCGGAACAAACAAAAAAACGAATGTCGGAAGCAAAAGTGGGTAAGTTAAAATCAGAAGAAGTAAAAGCCCATATGTCTGCTGCTCAAAAACTTCGAACGGAAAAAAACCCAGAGTTACATGAAAAATTCCAAAGATCTGGCACATTATCTGTGTCTAAACAGATTCTTGTTAGAACGAGAGCAACCGGTGAAGTTTGTATATACGATTCAAAGATTGAAACTGTCAGAAAACTTGGGATGAAAAATAGAAAACAATTAGAGTGGTATTTGGAAAGTCGTTGGCAACATCCTTTGTATGATTTTGAAGTTGTTAACAAGTAAAACCTGCCCTCTCTACTTACCAGTAGGAACTTATAATGGCCGTAGAAGATATAACGAGACAAAATCAAAAAGATACCAGCATAGCAAAAACCACAGTTGATGATTTATCAAACAAAGCGTTAACTAAAGGCAAAATATTTGTTGTCGATCAAATCATTAACGCCTTACCTCCACCTGTCAACGTTGCTGCAAAAGCTCTTGGTGAAGGTTTGTATGCCGCTTTTAAAGTTCGTGTTGATGCTGTGATTCAACCAGCAAATCCAGACGAAGATCCTGTTAAGTTGATGGCATATGCAATGGCTTTTGCTATTTTGAAAGCCATATGGTGCTTTATAAAAAGCATCTTAAATCCTTTGCCAATCATAGGTTTCTTTTTTTCTCTTTGTACTGACGATGCACAACTTACCCAAGGAGCTGATTCTGCAACGGTTGCTGCGAGAAACGCAGCAAATAATGATAGAGAAAATGGTACTCTTAATGCAGCTGTAGGTAGATTTAATCGTGATGCAGGCACAGGAACAGCTGGCGATCCTACAGCTGCATTGCAAAGAGCAGAAAGCGATTTAAATACTTCGAGAAACAGACCGAATCCTAGTTCAGAAATGGCTAGTGGTGCCGTTGGTATGACTTTTGATCAGTTTGTTGCTCTTACCGCAAATGCTTCTGCCGCAGGCCCAAATCTAGATGATACTGCATCAGATCCAACAAAAGCATTACAAAGCCAAACAAATCAAGCATCAACAACTGCTGATGTACCGGCGACACCTGATGTTCCACCACAATGGCAACCATCTGAGGTTGTTAGTTATCAAGAAGCTCGCAAGCTGTTTGGTCTATAGTTATAGAACATGAGAAGCTTTAAAAGCGTAGGGATTACATCAGCTGAGTTAACGCAGCAACAAGTAGCTGTAGAACCAACTCCGATACCAATCGGTATTGTTACACCATTACGTTTAGGTAATGGGGACGAAGGTTTACTTGGAATGCATTACACAGTTGGTAATACCATGAAAAACAATCTTCGTGATTTAATCATGACCAACTGGGGTGAAAGACTTGCTTTGTATGATTATGGAGCGAACCTTGGCCCTTTGGTGACGGAATATGAGCTAGGCAAAGATGCATTCGATGATGCTGCGATGCAAAGAATAATGCAAGCAGTTGGAAAATATATGCCTTATGTGGAGTTGGAAGGTTTTGATAGCTCGCAAAGATCATATACAAACGATCCCGGTTTGGGGTCTGTAACTATATCAGTCGATTATAGCATTCCAAGAGCCGCAGTATCCACAACAAGACTGCAAATAACGTTTGCGATTACCTAAAATAACACTGATCCATATCTAACATAAGGTGAAACACAATGCCGGTCGATTCCAGACGAACAATAAACCAACTCGTCAAGTCAAGAAAGTATCTCAACAAAGACTTTGATGCTTTTCGAAACGATCTTGAAGAATACGCTCGCACATACTTTCCAGATCGTTTACAAGACTTTTCTGCCAACGGCTTTGGTGGTTTGCTATTAGAGCTTGCATCATATATTGGTGACGTTCAAAGCTTTTATCTTGATCACCAGTTTGGTGAAATAAATGCAGAAACAGCGGTTGAATCCAAGAACCTTGAAAAGCTTTTAAGAGAAGCTGGTGTTCAGATTGTTGGAGCGGCACCAGCTGTTTTGCCTGTAACTTTTTACTTTCGTATTCCTAAAAACACTCAAGGATCGTTTGATATAACTGCTTTGCCTGTTGTAAAAGAAGGAACAGTTGTAAACTCAAATCGTGGAATACAGTTTCAACTTATCGAAGACGTTGATTTCACTGTAACAAAAAGTGACGGACTACCAGCAAGAAACATAACCTATGTGGTTGGTGACGTTGATAACAACAACAATCCAGCAAACTGGATCTTTTCTGCAACTGGGAACTGTTTGAGCAGTGTTACTGCTACAGAAACGTTTACAGTTAATGGTTTTGAGCCATTTAAACGTTATACTCTTCAAAATCGTAACGTTACCGACATTGTTTCTGTTGTTGATAGCGATGGTAACAACTACTATGAAGTGGATTATCTAACACAAGACACAGTGTTTAAGTCTGTGCAAAACCGCAATCCAGCTTCTACTACACCACCGTCAGAACAATATGTGCAATCGAACCTAGAGATTCAACCTGCACCGTTTAGATTTTATCGGTCAACTGAACTAGCTTCAAGATTAACAACATTAACCTTTGGAGGCGGTTCTGGTCAAACAATGAATGATGATCTTGTGCCAGATCCAAGCGAAGCAGCTTTGCCTTTGTATGGCCGTAAAAACTTTTCTAGATTTGCTATCGATCCAAACAACTTGTTAAGAACATCAACACTGGGTGCAATAGCTCCGAACGTTACAATCACTGTGATATATCGTTCTGGTGGTGGTTTAAGTCACAACGTTCCGAACCAAAGCATCACAGAAATCTCAACGTTGATCACAAGCTTTCCTAATGGTACCACAGCACCTATTGCTACCGATGTTCGTGCTTCTGCTGATGCAAACAACAACGTTCCCGGTGCTGGTGGTGCTGATCCTCCAACTCTTGATGAGCTTCGCATTCAAATTCCTTCTGCACGAGCAGCACAAAGCCGTATCGTAAGCAAAGAAGATTTAATGGCAAGAATATATTCGTTACCAGCCAACTTTGGTAGAGTATATCGTGCCTCAATCAGAAACAATCCAGACAACCCAAACAGTGCGTTGCTTTATATTCTCTGCCGAAATGATTTAAATCAACTCATTCTTGCTCCAGATTTACTCAAAAAGAACTTGCAAGTGTATCTCAATCAATATCGTATGATCTCTGATGCTATTGATATTCTAGATGGCAGAGTCATCAACTTGCAAATCAACTACGATATCACTGTTGATCCAACGTTTAACCGTCAACAAGTGTTGCAAAACGTTCAAGGAAAACTCATACAATATTTCAACGTTGGTAACTTTCAAATGGATCAACCGTTGATTCTTGATGATGTAAGAAACATCATTTACAACAACGTTGGTGTGTTGGCCGTTAGAGGAATCACAGCTGTAAACCTTACAGGTACCATATCTGGCAGAACTTATAGCAATGTTCGTTATGACATAACAACCAACTTGATCAACAACTCGATATTGATTCCTCCGCCCGGTGGTATGTTTGAAATCAAATACGTTAACTTCGACCTTATAGGTCGAACTGCTTAGGAGTTACCATGTACCGCATTCTTAAAGCTGACAAAGACTCATATGTTACAAACAAGCTTATTTTTAGCAGCAAAACAGCTTTGTCTCGCAGCACAGATGCCAACGTTGGCCAAGCTGGTACAATCGATTTGTTTAAGCTTTATAACGTAACTCCTGTTGCTTCTGGTACTTCTGGCATTGAGCTATCCCGTGGTGTTATTCACTTCGATTTATCTGCACTTAAAACTTTAACAAGCTCTTTGTTAAACGTTAACGATCCAAGTTTTAAAGCTTATTTGTCTATGAAGAACGTATATGGTGGACAAACTGTTCCTTCCAATTTTGTTTTGGTCGTTAATCCTCTTGGAAAAGATTTTACCGAAGGCAGAGGCAACGATGTTATAGGCTACCGTGACTTGGACGCTGTTAACTGGTTAACTGCATCGATAGATGGTGCAAGTATAACAACATGGACAAGCGGCGGAATATCATATGGTGGTGACACAGCAGATGTTAATGCAGACTATTATCTATCTGGTTCTTCTACTCTTGGTCATGTTCCACTATCCTTCTCTCAAAGTTTTGCAAGAGGAGATGAAGACCTTTTTGTTGATGTAACAGCAGCAGTTTCTGCTGCGATAACAGGTAAGATTCCAGATTACGGATTTCGTATAGCTTATTCTGGTTCACAAGAAACCGACGCAGTAACACGTTTCGTTAAACGTTTTTCCTCAAGACAAAGCAGAAATACCAACATACACCCAGCACTTGTTGTAAAATACAACGATAGTTTTTTTGACAACCAAACGCAAACGTTTTTTGATTATAACAACAAAATAGGTTTGTATTATTCACCATTTGGATCAGCAGCAAACTTTGTATCTGGTAGCACAGAAATCTCTGGCTCTGGAAGCATTATATTAGAACTTATTGCTTCTAAGAGTGTTTATGTTACAGCTGTGACATACAGCATAAGCCATAGTGCTTCAATCAGTTACACTTCTGCTAGCTGGAACTATTTTTCTCAAAGCTTTACAGGTTCGCAAATAAGCTTTGGTGGTTTATATCAAACAGGAAGCTATTATGCTGACGTGTTTATTCCTTTGAATACAACAGGATTATCTGGGGTGTTGGATTCTGGTAACAGCACCACATTCAAAACTGTTTGGAAGTCTGTGGATAATACCGTTATATTCACTACAGGCCCATCTTTGACCTTTAAACCCCTTCAAGGTGACAGCAGCGGCGTACCAGCAAGAAACTACGGAATAAACGTAACCAATCTCAAAGATTCGTACATAACCACAGACTCAACAAAGCTACAAGTTTTTGTGTATGATTACAACACAACACTTAACAGCTTTTACATTCCCTACAAAACAAAACCAAAAATCTTTCCTCAAATGTATTGGAGATTGATCGATCCATTTTCCAAGGAAATATTGATTCCGTTTGATGATGTTGGAACAAAGTTGTCGGCAGACGGTGAAGGTATGTATTTTACTTTGTACATGCAAGATCTTCCCATCAATAAACCCCTAGAAATACAGTTTTTGATTAAAGAAAACCGTGAAACATATTTGATTGAAAATCAAGGATTTAAGTTCAAGGTTGTAACAGCATGACAACGTTATTGTCTCCAACTCAAAGATTGCTTCGTGTTCGACCGGGAGTGTTTAGTCCATCCATTGTACGTGGTATAACAAATCCCGATGGAGGACTAACTTCGTACACTACAGAAAATGGAGAGTTCGCTACACTAGCACCAGTTGCTGAAACTGGTAGCTTTCGCTATGATCCTATAGGTTCTGGTATCAAAAGCACTCAACAGCTTAATGTCGATTGGAGTTTGTTTGAAAACCATGTGTTCTTCAACAGTGCTCAAGTAAAAGTAAACTCAGCTTTCAACAAGATCTTTGACAGATATCCTTTTGACGGAACACGCAAAGAAACTGAGTTGTTTTTTGATCAAATGACAGGTTATGAACGTTACGTTTATGACAACCTACCAAAAAACAAAGGCTATCTTTTTTTCTCTGGCAGCAACGTTGGTGATCCTATAACAAGAGGTACATGGGTAACAGTAAAAGACGCTGCTGGTACAACATTTCCATTTCTTACCAAGAACCCAAACGGTGCTAGTAGACTTGATCCTGTTACAAGTTCGATATCGTTCCAGTTTCAAATCTATGCTGCTACAGGTTCAAACTTAAACCAAGTTGTGTTCCAAAAACTAAACACAGTCACAGGTACAGAACAACATGGTTTCGGTTGCTTTCTATCGAGCTCCACAGGCCCTACAGCCGATCTAACTTTCTTTGTGGCCTCTGGGTCAACAAACGTAATGTCGGCCTCTATAAACCTTGTAAAAGGCAACTGGACACCTGTTACATTTGAATGGGATCGAACAAGTGGTGTAAACCAACTGTTTGGTTACGTAAGCGGTTCGTTGGTTGCAACAAGCAATCAAGTTACTGTAAGAAGTTTAAACTTTGCAACTGCTAGCTTGTATATCGGCACAGGAAGCAATATTACGGCTCCTCTTTTTGTTCCACAAGCTACGTTTTCTGGTGCTTTGGACGAGTTCAGATACTTTAAGCGTCTTGTTTCAACAAGCGAAATGGCCACATATCAAAGCGGCAGCATATACTCCGAGCCGGATTTGGCTTTGTATATGAAGTTCAATGAACCTTCTGGGTCAACAAGCAATCTTGTACTTGATTATTCTGGCAAAGGTATGCACGGAACACTTAATGGATATGCCTTGAACACACTCAAGGTACGAAACATTAACACTGGTTCTTATATGGGCTCAAGTCCGATGATCTACGAAGACATTAGGATGTGTCCGATACTATTTCCCGATCAACCAGATGTAGTCACTTATCGTGAAAATCTTATTGCTGACGGGGCATCATATGATAGCTATAACCCAAACATTATCACCAAACTTGTTCCAAAGCAATACTTTACATATGGACAAGAGCAAGCATCATTAGAAACCGAGGATGGTCAAATCAACGAGTTGCAATATGGTTCAGAACCAAACACAGCAGCTCTTGGTAGCACTCAAACGTTGTTAAGTTTGCTTTATATGTGGGCAAGCTTCTTTGACGAAATCAAACTGTTTCTTGATGCCTTTTCAACACTAAGACACGTTGATTATGACCAATACGACACAGTTCCAGACTCGTTCCTAAAACAACTTGCTGACTTTTATGGTTTGGATCTTCCACCTTTGTTTATTGGTTCTGATGTAAATCAGTTCATCAATGGCAACAACGTTACACCAACCATTGTTAATAGCGAATATACTCTTGAATATCTGCAAAATCAAATCTGGCGCAGAATATTGATTAATGCAAATGATATTCTTAAAAGCAAAGGTACAATACACAGCATTAAATCTTTGCTACGGGCTGTTGGTATTGATGGAGATAACATCTTTAGGTTTAAAGAGTATGGTGGACCAACACAACGCACACTAGACTCTCTTAGAGAATCTAGAAATGAAGTTGGAACTACTTTAAACTTTAAAGATGGTGGTTACTTCAAATCTCCGTACCTTTCTGGAAGTAGAATAGAGCCCGGTTATCCTGCACCCGTTGGCACGTTTGTTGTTGATCCAGTTACAGGTCACAACACAGACACAACAAATCCAAATGATGGTTTGTTTACAAGTGGATCGTGGACGTTCGAAGGCATATACAACTATGCTGGTACACCAACTACGTCTTCCATTCAAAGTCTTGTGCGTGTTATGTCTTCTGGATCGGCTAATAAAGAAAATATTTTGGCTAGCTTGTACGCAACAAGTGGTTCTGGTTTGACTTTGTATGTGCAACCAAACTCAGCTATTGGTGCAACTGCGTTGACGATGAGTATAACTTCCCCAGATATCCTAAATGGCCAAGCTTGGAATATTAGCTTTGGTAGAGAACGTGGAGATTCAATCGGTCAAGTTTCTTCTTCGTACTTTCTTCGTATTGGTAGAAACAACCTTGGAAGCATCGTAGAGGAATATATCACTAGCTCGTTGTTCGATGATAACTTTGGCAGTAACTCTGCTAATAACTTGTGGCAAGTTCGTAGTGCCGCTCACAATATATCAGGTTCTTTTTTGGCTATTGGTGATGGTAGCACATCGATTGCTAACAACACAAAGTTCGTAAACGAAAATGCATTGCAAACCTTTGATGGTAAAGTTTCTCAGCTTCGCTGGTGGAGCAAAGCTCTTACAATAGGTGAATGGAGAGAACACGTTAGGGACTATAAGAGCCTTGGTGTTGAAGATCCAAGAGTTAACTTCAACTTCGAAAACCTACGTTCTGGTTCCTTTGAAAAACTTAGAGCCGATTGGTCAACTGATCAGATCGAACTAGCCACAGATTCTACTGGGTCGATTCAAGTTTTTGATTTCTCACAACATAATCTTCACGCAACAGGTACATTGTTCCCCAACTCTACAGTAGTTGTTGTACCAGAACGCTTTTATTATTCTTTTATTTCACCAAACTTCGATGAAGCCGTGACCGACCAAAAGGTTCGTGTTAGAAGTTATCAAAATTTGGATTACGTTGACCAAGACATTGGGATGTATTCACAAGCGGCACCAGTATACGAGATTCAACAAGAGCAAATCCCAGAAGACAATACCAAGTTCAGTATTGATTTTTCTATCGTTGACTCTCTCAACCAAGACATGATTGGAATGTTTTCTTCTTTGGAGGTATTCAACAATATTCTTGGTGATCCTAATATGATGTTCTCACCAGATTATCCAGATCTTGAAACACTTAGAGACATATACTTCAATCGTTTAACAGACAAACTAAACGTTCGTGGGTTCTTTGACTTTTATCAATGGTTTAACACCAACATGGGCAGATTTATTGCGCAGTTACTTCCCAGAAAAACAAAGTTTTTGGGCATCAACTACGTGATTCAATCTCAC